ATTAGTCGTCTTTGGAAAAAAGGGAAGAATAGATAATGGCTATAAGTAGAGCCAATATTGGTAAACAACTAAAAAAGGAGGTCGTAATGGCTAAGAAAAAACAAGGATACGGAGCTCGCAAAGATGAATCTATTGCAATGAGAGTTAAAAAGAAAAGAACTAAAAAACAATTAAAAGCTTCAGCAAATGAATCTTATGGCAAATGGGGTTCTAAAGCTAAAAAGTCTGGTAAGATTAACAGAAGAAAAGCGTAGGAATAAATCATGGCTACGTCTGGTACAAATACATTTAATACCACTTTCTATGTAGATGAAATCATAGAGGAAGCGTTTGAACTTGCTGGTGGACAACCCCAATCAGGATATGATGGTAGGAGTGCTAGACGGAGTTTAAATTTTCTTTTAACCGATTGGCAAAATCGTGGAGTTCTTCTCTGGGCAACAGATTTACAGACAGATACATTAGTAGCTGATGCTGCAAGTTTTACATTGGATGCTTCCACAGTAGATATTCTGGATGCATATATGCGTAGAGCTACTGATAATACAGATCTACAAATGAATCGTATTTCCTATGAAGAATATGAACAGATAGCTGATAAGACTACATCAGGAAGACCTACACAATTTGCTACCTTACGTGGAGAAAGTACAGAAACTGTATATGTATGGCCCGTACCAGATAGTACAACAACTTATACATTTAGATATTATCGTATTCGTAGATTATATGATATTACAAAAAGTGCTATACAAAATGCAGATGTACCTTTTAGATTTTTACCTTGTCTTGTAAATGGATTAGCATATTATCTGGCAATGAAAATACCTAATACTAGACCTGATCGTATTGCAATGTTAAAAGCAAATTATGAAGAAACATTTAATAATGCATTTGAAGCAGATAAACAAAGAGCTGATATGAAAATTGTTCCTCGATTACATTATATTACGTAGGAGTTAAAATGGCTTTATCTAACAGAGCACCCGGTATTTGTGATAATTGTGGATTTCAATATAAATTAATTCAGTTACGTTTTACAAGTTATAATACAAGAGTCTGTCCTTCATGTTGGGATGGTAGATTTGATAAAGTTAATAGTCCTCTGAATAAACCTGCTTATATTCCAGAAGATCCTATGCTCAAAGATCCTAGACCTCCTGCCAATACAGATAGAAATGTTTCTTGGGAAGCTGCTGGTATAAATTGGGAAGACGATGATGATTACTGGAACTTAGCTACAACAACTAGTTAACGTTGGAATTTAAAGCAGAGTATGATAAGATATATAAAAGATTTGGAGTAAATAATGGCAACACTAACAGGACAAAAAATATCGAATAGTTATAAAGATCTTCTTCAGGTCAGTAATAGTAATTCAGGTATAGACACAACAAAACGTGATGTATCAGATGGAGAGGGAACAACTTCTCCTTTACAACTTTCCGAATCTATAGTAAATATAAATGGAACTTTTCAATTAAATGGTACAACACTTACAGCTAGTGCAGCAGCATTAAATAATATTACAGATCTTTCAGGTATCACTGGTCTTGTTGCTGTATCAGGTGGAAATGCTTATGGAAGAACATTAGGTAGAACTGCTCCAGTTACTATTTCAAATAATAATGGAACTGAAGGTAATCCTACAATTTCTTTAGAAGAGTCTGGTATTACTTCAGCCACATATGGACCTTCTTCTAAATTAAATATTAGTAAGTATGGAATTGTTGTTGATGCTGAAACAACTACAAAAATATCTGCTACTACATTTGAAGGTGATCTTACAGGTGATGTAACAGGTGATATAGATGGTGCTAATGGATCTTTTTCCCTAGCAGTTTCTGCTACTAAAGTCCTTGGAGCTGGTGCTACATTTACAGGACCTGTATCAGGAACTTCTGCTGTCTTTTCTGGAATAGTCTCTGCTACTACATTTGATGGAGCTTTAACAGGAGATGTTACAGGTGATGTAACTGGTGATCTTACTGGTAATGTAACTGGTGATATAGATGGAGCTAGTGGATCATTTTCCACAGGAATTTCTTCCACTGATATAGATGCAGCTACTGCAACATTTACTGGACAAGTATCTGGAACAGGATTTACAGCAAGTGGAAATGTTTCAGCAGCATATTATTATGGAGATGGATCAAATCTTACCAATGTTCCTTCAGCTGAAGGTGGTACAGTAAAAAGAGTTAAGGCTGGTACAGGAATTAATATAACAGTAGATGGAGCATCTTCTGCTTCTATCCCTGTTAGTGGAACTGTTCTTGTTAGTCCTAATCAAAACTTTGCAACTGTATCTGTTTCCACAGGTCTGGTACTTGCTGGACAAGTAAGTGGAACTGGAGCTACATTTAGTGGAACTGTTTCAGCAGCTTACTTTGATGGTGATGGTTCTAATTTAACGAATATTCCAGCAGGTACTTCTGCTGATGAATTTACTGTTAATGATTTAACTGTTGTATCTGTTGCTTATTTGGGAGATATGGTATCAGGAACAGCAGCTCAGTTTTCAGGAATAGTATCTGCTACTACATTTGATGGTAACCTTACTGGTAATGTTACAGGTAATGTTACAGGTAATGTAACTGGTGATGTTACTGGAGATGTAACTGGTGATGTTACTGGAGATCTTACAGGTAATGTAACAGGTGATATAGATGGTGCTAATGGATCTTTTTCAACAGGTATTTCAGCTACTGCAATAGCAGGTGCTGGAGCTACATTTACAGGAGCAGTTACAGGTACTGCTTTAACTCTTAGTGGAAATGTAACAGCATCAGCTTATTGGGGTGATGGATCTAATTTAACAAGTTTACCGAGTGCTCCAACTTCTGTTAATGATTATACTATAAATGATTTAACTGTTGTATCTGTAGCTTATTTAGGAGATACTGTTTCAGGAACAGCGGCTCATTTTAGTGGAATAGTTTCAGCAGCTTTCGATGGAGCTTTAACAGGAGATGTAACTGGTAATCTTACAGGTAATGTAACTGGTGATATAGATGGTGCTAATGGATCTTTTTCTACTGGAATATCAGCGACTGATATAGATGCAGCTACAGCTACTTTTACAGGACAAGTTTCAGGTGCTGGTTTAACATTAAGTGGTATAGTTTCAGGAACTTCTGGTACTTTTACTGGAATAGTTTCAGCAGCTTTCGATGGAGCTTTAACAGGAAATGTTACTGGTGATGTAACAGGAGATGTAACAGGTGATTTAACAGGTGATGTTACTGGTGATCTTACTGGTAATGTTACTGGTGATATAGATGGAGCAGCAGGATCTTTTTCAACTGGTATTTCAGCGACTGATATAGATGCAGCTACAGCTACTTTTACAGGGCAAGTTTCAGGTGTGGGATTAACATTAAGTGGAGCAGTATCAGGAACTTCTGCTGTCTTTTCTGGAATAGTTTCAGCAGCCAACTTTGATGGAGGTGGTACAAATTTAACAGGTGTTGGATTATTAGCAAGTAGTAATACATGGACTGTCTCTCAAAGAAATGCATTAACTACAGATAATGATGGTAGTTTTGATATGGATGTTGGTAATAATTTTAAATGTACTCCAGCAGGAAATTTAGCTTTGACTTTTACTAATCATACAGATGGTCAATCAGGATATATACTTTTAGTAAATAGTGGTGGTCATACAATATCTTTACATTCTAATACTAAAGCAGATGCAAATTTAGCAACAACAGTAACTACTGCAGGTACTTATATTATCTCTTATATAGATGATGGTACTAATGCTTATCTTACTAATTCAGCTGTGATGGCATAAAATGAGTCTTTTACAAAACGCAAACGCAATACCTACAGCTGCTGGTGGTGCTGGTTTCTATACACATCAAATAGCTAATTCAGTCAGAATGGTTGCTCCTAGTAGTACATCATCAGATAATGGTAGATTAACAAGAACAGTAGGTACTGTTGATTCTAATGTGCATTGGACTTTAAACTTTTGGATTAAAAGATCAGCAATAGAAGGAAAA